TGCCCGTCGTCCCGGAAGTGACGTCGGCGTTCTTGCCGAAGTCGGCCTGAACGACGTCTTCATCCGCCTGGATGATGAACAGTTGGTTGGGATCGTCGAACACCTCGGCTTGGATCGAGCCGGAGGTGATGTTGACGCTGCCGGGGTAGTAGTTCTTCCAGGTCGGCTTGCCGGACGTCGGGTCGACGTAGTTGCAGCCGTTGAAGACGCCCACCGCCGCGGTATGCGTGCCGGGAATGAACTTGATCAGGTAGCCGTCATAGACGGTCACCAGATCCCCTTGATAGATCGCACCGGATTGGTTGTCCGCGATCTCGTAGGAGTACTGCTTCTGCGCACCGGTCGCAGACAGGTTTCCCAGAGGGCGGAGACCAAACGGCTTGTTCGTGTTTGCCATTGGAGGACTCCAGAAAAAGGGTGGATGTCAGGACCTCAACGACTGCCGAAGGTGACTTGGGACCGTCGCTCGGGGGCCTGGATTCGCATGCTGTGATGCGCGTTTTCGCGCATCATGTCGTTGTCGACGCCTTGAAGCTGCTCATGGGCCTGCCGGCTGTAGTGAGCGTTGCGTTCCTGGACGCTTTCGATCGGAAGACGAGCGAGCAACAGGCCACCCACCGAAACCACGCCGGCGTGCCGGCCCTGGTCGATCGTGGGAAGCATGTCGCGAAACTCTTCGGGCAGTTCTTCGGCGCGAACGAGTTCGTACCCTTCGCGCAGGCGCCCGTAGATGTGCTGCTTGTCGTCGAAACCGTTGACCTCGGCCCGGATCCATCGGTGGATGTAGCCAGGGGGAGGCGGAGGAGCATCCAGTCGTGAGGGCGGAGTCCAGGGGCGACGACGCGCAGTTGCTTCGCGAGTTTCGCGGGGCGCGCGATCGATGACGGGTGCATTGGACATGTTGACCTACCTCTTCACGTACTTGGCATATTCCTCAAGAGGAACACCGAGCTTCTTGGCAATGGCTACTTCACTGGGGGTGAGCCGGACCACTTTGCGCGCAGCATTGACCCCGGAACTCCGGGTTGCAGGAAGTACAGCCGGCGCGTTCGACTGTGCCCTGGTTTGCGTATAGGCGGGAGGCCTTTCGCTGGTTTGCGGCGCGTCGTTGAACCGGTTCGGAAACTGGGTTCGGATTCGCCGATCGAGTTCAGTATAGTACTCATCGCTTTGGGGGTCAAACCCCTCTTCGTCGATGAGGGCCTTGTGGACCGAAAATGCCGCATAGGTCATTTGTTGGTCCGACCCGAACCACGTATTGCGCGAGGCCCAGGCATCCGCCTTGGGGTCCGATCGACGCTGAGGGCGAGGCTGGGCGGGCGGCTGCACGTAGGCCTGCTGGGGCATGGCTTGCTGGGGCATGGCCTGCTGGGGCATGGCCTGCTGGGGCATGGCCTGCTGAGCAGGCATTGCGGCCTGGGCCGGCGGCATGTAGGCGGCAACCTGCTGCTGCTCCAGCGTCAGCTTCGTGAGCTGCTGAGCGGCCTCGGTTTCCGTCTCAATGTCGTTCTCTTCGCGAGCGCGCTTGATGATCGACTTCAGCGTTGCAAGCTGCGTGTCGATGCGGCTCTTGGCCTCGTTCAGGCGGCCTGCATCGGTATAGACCAGCCGTTGCTGCAGTTCGGTGGCCTGTCGCTGCAAGCCTTGAGCATAGGCCAGGGCGGCCTGCTCCCGGCGTTCGCTCTCGCGCATGCGTGCAGTCAGCTTGGCAATCCGCCTCTTGACGCTTTCGCTGACAACGTCCAGTTCGTCCGCCGTGGGGCTCGCGGAAGCGGAAGCGGGGGCGGCCGCCGCTGCGTTCTCAACAGAGGTCTCGGATGTAACCGCGGGCGGTTCGTTTGACAGGGCGACATCGGTGGCTTGTTCGCCTTGGCCAACGTCGTAGCCCAGGACCTCATCGCTGGTGGTGGTGGGTGCGTTCATGTTCGCCTCACATGTGCAGGATGTCTTCCGGGTCCCGGATCGTGGCCAGGATCTCGTCGTCGTTCAAGATGCGGATCTCCCCGCCGTCGATGTTCATCCGCGCGCCGGCGTAGCGGCCGAAGATGATCCAGTCACCCTGCTTGCACCACGGGCCGTTCGGAAACTTGGTGGTGTCGGCATAGGCCAACGGCCCGACAGCCAGGACGTAGCCGCAGGTGGTCGACACGGTCATCTTCTCGATGGTCTGGTCGGCCAGCAGGATGCCGCCTTTGGTCTTCGCGGCGCCGCGGTAGGGCAGGATCACGATCCGCCAGCCCGTGGGCTGCGGAATTCGCTCCAAAACAGACGGTGGGATCTTGTCGGTTTCGAGTTTTCCGCTCTCCGAGTACGCATCGGTGAGCTGCGGGACCCGATTGGACGCTTCTTCGGCCCATTTGCGCTCCAGCGCGGTCATTTGCTCGGGTGCGTTCATTTCCAGTCGTCTCCCGTTTGGCGAAGGCGCTCGTTGAACTGGTCTTGGACCATGGTCAAGGCTTCTCTTCGTCCCTGGAGGTACTTGTAGTGCTCCATATTGGACACACCGCCTCCAATGAGGCGAGTTTCGACGTCGTTGAGCATCTCTCTCATGTCTTTCTGAAACTTTTCCACAAATTCAAGCATGGATTTCTCCAATGAAGCGGACAATTTACCCTTATCCGGGGGTTGCAGGCTGTTTTACGCCAGCCAACGGCATTTCAGGTGATTTTCGTCTTCTTAAAAGCGTCCTTTCTGTAAACAAACGTGGGTTTTGGGGCCAAAGACCCTATTTTTGGCCCCGGAATACTGACTTTTTTCGGGGTCTTCTTGTGGCTTGCGATCCTTTCCAGGATTTCGGCACTATTGCGGTAGGGTTTGCGCATTCGAGGCACCTCTTTGGGCTGCGGTTTGCATTTTCAGGGACAAATTCATCTGATCCATGCGCTGGTCGTTGTTCTCCCTCTGCTGGTCAAGCTGCAGACGGGCCTGATCAAGCTGGGTTTTGGCCTGATCCCGAGCCGCGCGAGCCTGAATTTCCTGCTCTTTGAGCTTGATCAGGGGGTCTTCCGGGGGTTGGCCGGCCATCTGCTGCTGCAACTGGCGAACTTCCTGGAAAAACTGGGCAGTTTTGAGGGCAACCATGGCCTCGCGCTGGAGTGGTGACACGATACCCTCGGGGTCCGTGCCGTACTGCGAGAACAACTCGGCCTCGACCATCTCTTCGGCCTTCAGGCGGATGTGGTCGAAGATGTGTTTCTGCAGGGCAATGGCCACCTGGGGCATGCTGCCGGCGACCGGGGACATGCCGAACATCAGGTGCGCGGCGATGTGGGCGTCGTGCTGCTGCCCGGCGAAGGCCTTCAAGGGGCTTCCGTCAAGCGCCTGGGAGTTCTCGCTGACGGGGTCCTTGGGCTTGTCCACGTTCTGGCTGATCAGCAGCCCGTCGATGTCCCGCACGCCGATGGCCTCGTACATCCGGCGGTAGGCCTCGTACATGTTGTGCATCTGCGGCGCGCTCTGGGCAAGCTGCAGTTGCGTCTGGGCCATCGTGATGCGCTGGGCGATGGAGAAGATGTTCGGGTCCGACACCGGGAGGATGTCGATGCGGTCGTCGAAGTCCTTGGCCTTGATGACGCGCGACTCGCCCGGGACATCGTAGGGGTACTCCTCGGGCAGGTACTCGGCGAAACCCTTGGCCAGCAGACCAAATTCGATGCCCTGGCTGTAGTGCAGGCGCTTGTGGACGGCCGACATGACCGAGCTGCCTTTTTCCAGCAGCGCGATCGTGGTGCCCACCGCGGCATTCTGGTTGCTGTCGCCCACCTGCATGTCGGTGATGCTGGCCAGCCGGCGGCCGGAGTCGACGCACAGGCCCAGGAGCGAGAACAGGACCTGACTCGGCTCCTTGTAGGGCAGCGGGAACAGGCTGGCGGATAGCTCCATGCCGCCGGCGTCCATGTCGCGCCATTCCCCCGGGGCAATCGGGCTGTCGGGATCCATGATCCGCGCGCCCTTGGCCTTCAGGCCGCCGGGCAGGTTGCTCAGGGTGCCAGCGTCCAGCAGTTGACGCAGCGCGCCGGTGGCGGACTTCGCCAGCCCGCCGATCAGGTGGACGAACCCCAGGCCGTAGGCCCCCGGGCCTTGGACCAGGATGTAGTGGACGTAGTACTCCTTGCGGGCATACTCGTTGCCGGTGTGTTCGTCTTCGTGCCAGTTCCGGCGCACACCCACGACCTTGCCGGAGGTCTCGTCCAAGGTGATGACGTAGGGCAGTCTCAGGCCCGTGGCTTCGCCGTTCTCCATGTGCTCGAAGCCCGGGAGGTCGTAGTCGATCTGGAACTCCAGCAGGGTGATCTCTTCCTCCATGCCGCTGGGTTCGACGCCGATGACCTTGTTCTCCGCCTCGCGGATCTGGGAGGTCTGGCCGCTGACCGAGGCGCTCGCCGTGTCGAGGTAGCGTCCGGACAGGACGGCCTTCTTGTAGGCGTTCATCGACATCGGAATGCGGTGCGTGATGCGCTCGCACTGCGACATTAGGCTTGAGCCGCGGTAGTGGATGTAGAGATCGTCCGGCAGCGCCATCGTGCTGACCATGCGCTTGAGGTAGGGGTCGTAGCAGACCTTCTTGAAGGCCGAGCCGCCGTAGCCGACATAAAACAGGAGCTGGTCGAACTCGGGCGTGTACTCCTTCATCACCGAGGTGATCTGGTAGTTCATAAAGTCCTTGACCCGGGTCGCCTGGGCGAGACGTTCGCGCGTCTCCTTGCCCAGCACCTGCGTGCGCACCGGGCCGCCGGCCGGCATCAGCTCCTTGAGTGCCTGCGCCTGGAACTGCACGATGGCCTCGGCCAGCAGCGGGTGCGCCGCACCGGCCGCGCCCTTGAAGGGCTTGGTGCGCTCTTCGATCCGGAACCCCAGCAGGTCCAGGCCCTTGGCGTACTGGTCGTCCCACTCCTGGCGCGAGGATTGGTCCGCGTCGAACAGGGCCATCAAGTCCGACGAGATGGTGGCCAGGACGCTCGGATCGAGGACCTCGGCGAGGTTGGTGTCGAAGGGCTTCTCTTCCTCCTCCTCGATCTCGACCGAGGCGCCGCCTTCGGGGTCGATCTCGATCTCGATCTCGGGCGCTTCTTCCTCGGCGAGGACCACCAGATCAAGGCCGGCGGCAACAGGGTCGTTTCGTTCGATGGGCATGGTGGGGCCTTGTGGGGTGGAGCGCGCTACTCGCGTCCCAGGATTTTGACATTCTGCTCTTCGCCGGGGAAGACGACGATGTTGCGGGTGCCGTAAGTCGCGCCGCGAGAGCCTTGGTCTAGGTAACGAATGCCGGGGATTCCTGCTTGCTGCAATCTTTCTGATGTTGCTCGCCCGCCAGTTCCGCCAGACAAAACCGCATTCGAACTAAACTCACGATTTCCCATAAGCTGCATCAGTTCTGCGCCAGTGGGATCATAAACAAACGGGGCAGCAAGATCGCCCCATTCTGGACCAGAAGGCTCTAGTGCTGCTGCCTTTTGTTGCGCAACTAGCGGTTCAAAAAACTTTTGCACGTTTTCTGGTTGCTGCGTCAGAGGCTTGTTCCAATCCAGCATCCTGTCGACCATTTCGTCAGGGATGTCGACGGTGTACAAAGAGCCGGTAGGCCGCCGCTTCACTTTGTCTATGAGATTAGAAGCACTTTCCAGCTCCTTTATTCTGTCTATGTACTCCTTCTTAGTGCTGGAAATAATTGCAAGATATTCAGGATCGCTTGCATACTGTTTAGCCAGTTTAGGAAGTTCCCCCAGTCTTTCGTTGAGAATTTTCCTGGTGTTCTTCCACCGTTCCTGCATCATGGGGATGTCTGATGACCTCAAGTCAGCCCCATAAGACTCCAGTTGTTGCTTGACAATCGAAGCACCTGGGGTATCTTCTGGGATGACTGCCCCTGTTTTTTTGTCGACAAGGTCGAACACGCCCTGGTTGAGGGAAAGGTTTGTCTTGTAGTAGCCGGCAGTGCCGGGCGCTTCGGCAAAGTACAGACCATATCCAAACACCTGCGCCCCCTCACCGCTGCCAATCTTCTCCGACCGAAACCGCCCCAGCGGCGCACCTTCCTCGGCAGGGAACGTATACGGCGTGCCGTGGTACGCGGTGATTAGGCTCGGGCCGGGGGCATTCGAATCCCGCATGATGAGTTGATCGATGGGGACGTCGTAGCTTTCCTCGGGGTAGAGCGCGCGGCGCTCGGCATCCGTCAGGTTGATCCTGGACTGCGTGGCGCGCGCCTCGGCCTCCCCGGCCAGCCGGCGATACCACTCCTTGGACACCGTCTTCTGCAGTTCCGCTTCAAGGTACGGCGGCAGGTTCTTCAGGGTCTTCCTGTAGTCGCCGTAGGCCTTGCGCAGTTCCGGGGTGATTTCGCTGGTGCCCCAGGCGGCCTTGGCGTACTCGGCCAGGGTCATGGGCTTCTGCAGGTCCTCGCGCTTCTCGCGCAGCATCTTGCGCGCCGCATCGCTGCCGGCCGCGCCACGGCCCCAGATCCGCGGATCGCGGAACGCCATCTCCGGAGCGCCGCCGGGGGCGAAGCCCTCGCGGGCCTGGACGGCGTGCTGCGATTCGTGGACCGCGCCCTCGCGCGCGGTCCGCTTCGTCGGCGCCGTCACGCTCATGGTGGCGTCGCCGGACCCAGGCATGTACGAGCCCTTGAGCGACGGGTAGCCCTGGCCGAAGGCGAACTCGTCAAGGCGGGTCTCCTGCATCATCCCGGGATAGGCCTTCTCCATCTCGGGATGAGCGAACACATCGCTGAGGGCCGACCCGCGGCGCGCGCGGCTCTGGCCTTGGAACGTGCTCATGCCTGAGCGATTGATGCTCGACCCGGCATCGCTGATCTCCTGGCGCCACTTGCCGTCCGGCGCGCGCCAGTTCCCCGTCTCGCTCCAGATGGTGCGCGGATCGGCGCCGGCCTTCTCCATTTCCACGGCCTTGGCGTTCGATGCGCGGTCCCATGTCTTGGCCAGGGCTCCGATGAACATCGCCGCCTCGGGCGCGGCCGACAGGGCTTGGCCGGCCACTTTGAAAGCGCCGGCCGGCGCGCCGAGGCCCGGGGTGTTGGACAGGGCCACGCCCTGGCCGTAGGCCTCCCGCCCCGTCTGGTCCGCATCGGACATGATGGGCAGGCCGAAGTAGCCGCGGATGCCGCCGCGCACGGCCTGCTGGAACGGTTGGCCGATCACGCGCTGGTACTCCTCATACGCGCGTCGGGCCAGGGACGGGCGGGAGGATGGGTCAGGGGACGGCGTCTTGACCTCGCCGCCATCCTTGAACGGGATGCCGCGGTTCTTGACGCGATCGGCAGCGGCACCGTCCGGGTCCCACAGGATAACGGGGTGCATGCGAACCACGCCGTTTGAGTCCTCCACTTCAAAGGACCGGTACTCGAAGCCCGGACCGAGGTCCTTGGCCACCTGTCGGAGGTTGTTCGGCAGGTTCTCGTACAACTGCGCCTGCTTCGACTCCGCGCCCGGGAACGCGACGAAGTTCTTGCCGGCCGCCACCGCCTCGGCGACGACGCTCTTGGCCATCAACTGCTGGAAGGCCTGCCGGTTCATCTCCGCGCCGGCGAAGGGCTCCTCCAGGTTGTAGGGGCTTGCGGCAACACGGATCTGGGCGCCTTTCCGGCGCTGTTCTTCACCCTCGAAGATTCGCCTTCTGAGGATATTTTCTCGTTTTGTAAGGGCCGCCCGTTGTTCCGGGGTCAAGGGCTTTTGGCCTGCAAGTTTTTTGTCTATGTCATCGATAAGGGCCTGCCTCACGTTGATAACCCTGTTTATTCTGTCCGGGTCTGCCCCGTCCGCTAGCTGTTCCTTCAGCATAGCGATGTCGTTTTCCCATTGACTACGGTCATCAAAAAGACCCTGCAAGTTCTTCTTTTCCCGTATGGACATGAGTTCTTCTCTGTCCACCTCGACGCTCTTGGACTTCGGTCCCAGCTTTCGCAGATCGTCCAGCAGATCCGACTGCAGTTCGTGGACGTAAATGCCGTTCAGTGTCCCAAAATCCGGGGTATTAAGAGAATGCTCGGAGTAGCGGGCAAAAGCAACGTGGCCGTCGGGCGTGCCGAGGGAAGAGTGCTGCCCCCTGTACGACATCGGGCGGAACCTGTTGAATTGCGACAGGGTGTCTTTCAGGCCGGAGACGCTGTCGGCCGCGGACTGGTACATAAAACTATTTCTGATGGCCAGTTCGGCTCCGGAATCAATGGCGTTGTATGCCGCAACTTTGCCTTCAGGAGACAGAATATCAAAGCTATCGAGATCGATGCCGTTCTGAAGAAGGAGTTGCCGTCCTTCTTGCCTTGTTTTATCTTCTAATGATTTTCTGTTCGCTACATAATTGTTCCCGTAGTACTTGTTTTGGTCAACAAGAGCTTTTACCTCCCTTGTAAAATAATTGCTTAAGGTGGGATAAAGAACCATATTTTTGGCTTCGTTTATCTCCTCTTGCAGGGCCTGCATGCTTTTGGCTTGTCGACGGATGCTTTCTGCCGTCATCGTCACCGCTTCTCGGATGGCGTCATCAGAAGCGAGGATCGGATTGGATATGATGGCGTCAAGGCTTCTTTCTGCGTTGCCGGGAAAGCTGGAGGGAATCCTCAATGATGCCTGCATCCTGTTGACCGACCGGGAAAGCTCGTCGATCTGTTCGGCACGCTGCACAAGTTCCGCGGGCGGCGGCTTGTACAGGTGGATCACGCCTAGCGGAGCGCCGTAGACGTTGTCCATGCTGCGGAAGTACTTGGTGTCGTCCACCGGCAGCATCTTCGTGACGAGCTGGGTGGGCGAATACTGCTGCGAGATCAGGGATTGCAGGGCGTCGGGGCGGATCTTGTCCTTCGGACCGAGATTGGCCAGGGCCTCCTCCGCGCGCCGTACTTCGTGTTCCCGAAACTTGCCCTTCAACTGGCCCAGGAACTGATCCTTGGTCACCGCCCCGGGCAGCGTCGAGACGAACTCCTCCAGCGGGCTGTAGAACGGACCGCGGCGCTCCGGGGGAGGGGCCGTGACGCGCGGGGCAGGCTTCGCCCCGCGCGGTTGGCGGGGCGCCGCCGGCGGCGGGACAGGGGGCGTGGCCGCGGCGGTCGGGGCGGCGATCGGGGCGGGCAGGCGCAGCCGCAGGTCGGGCTCGGC